CGCAACCACTTATACACTTTTGAAGCCATTGGTTATGATCGCGACACCCAACGGTGGTTTTGGATTAGCGCCTGCAATCTTTAGCGTTGCGCCCACCGATCCTGTAGTGTTAAATAAGAGAGCAGTTGCACTTTCTGGCAAAACAGAAAGTGACATCGCCACTCAGTATCTGCAGAAAACAACAGGACTGACGTTGGCGACCTCTGTATAAAGGAGAGTCAATGCCAATTCCAACAAAAATCGGAAGTCTTAATACTGCTGGTGGCGTAGCTATGATGGGCGATTATAGTGTGCTTATTAATGGCAGACCCGCTAGTAGAATCGGCGATTTTGTTACAGGTCATCCTGGTTTTGATCCACGTCATCCCCACCCACCTAATCCTATTATACAAGGCGCTCGCAGCGTAATTGTTGGTGGCAGACCGTTAGGGTATCTTAGTGTGTTTGATTCTTGTAAGCACAATATGATACCACACGAATCAGATGTATTGATAGGTCCGCTGTAATGGCACTAGGCAGTTATACTAATGGAACTGGAACAATAAGTGTTTATACTGCCAATGGCAATGTTTATGGAAGTGGCACAACTTTTCTTACTCAATTAAAACCTGGCGCAGTTATTGGAAATTCAAACAGCAATTTTGCTGGTTACATATCTACAGTAGTCAGCGATACTTTTGCAACTTTTAATACAAATAGTGTAATTAATATATCTAATGCTGCATTTAAATATCGTCCTATAACTTCAAATTCTTTTTCTTATACCTATTATACCAGTGGAAATATTACAGCTAATACAAGTAGTAAAATAATGAGTGGCAATAGCACCCATTTTATTACCGAATTAAACTATGGCGATAGTATTTGGATTGCTAATAGCGTTGCGGGACCAAATACTTTTGTAGGCGTGGTTGATTTAATTATTAGCAATACACAAGCTTATTTTACTGCAAACGGTTTAGCAAATATCTCTAATCTACAATTTTATAATACACCGCTAACATATTCTACTACTACTTTTGGTAGCGGACAAGCATTTAGCGAACCTAATCTATTCCAAGGTTTGACTACCATTAATACACAAATGTTTAATTGGGTACGCACTGGCTTGATACCTAATGTATCCGTAGTTAATAACTATCATCCACCAATTCGTGATAGTGTAACAGGCGTTTTAGTTAATTTGCCAGCCAGCATTTATACTAAAATAGGCAATAGTGCAAGCAATAATTACACGTTAGGCAGCACACTGACTGCAAGTGGTTTAGGATATAAAGTATCAGATTTTGATGTTAATCAAAATGTATTTGGTACCGATGCTTCATATGTACTTGATGTTTTACATAATAGCAGCGAGTTAAAAAATGCTGCGCTTAATAGTACAGCAGATGTTAATAATCTTGTTCCACTCACTGCTGCTGATCAAGCTGCAAGCAGATTAGGAGCCACAGTACATAGAGTTACAGATAACCCAACGCTAGCTAAACAATATTTTAGCAAAGATACTCCGCTAACGCAGCTACAACAAACTAGCGAAATTAATCTAAGTAGCAATCAAGATAAGAATTTACGCAAAGAACCAACAGGTTTGCGCAAATTAGTAACTACAGGTGCGCCTATTGCAATACCAGGTTTATTAAATGCAGTCGCAGATACATATATACCTGGCAATATTGCTTGGACACCACCGACATATAGCAGAACAAATGTGAGTTAAAATGGCAACACTTAAAGACCCTACACTTACCGCTAGTTTTATTGCCTCACACGAAGGTTTTCGTTCAACTCCATATTATGATGTTAATGGTTATGCTATTGGTTATGGCAATCATTATAACTTAGATGGCAGTCCTGTTACACCAGGTCAATCAATAAGTCAAAGCGATGCGCAAGCATTGATGCAAAATCAGATTCAAAACACTTATGCGCCAGCTATTGCAAATCGTATTGGACCAGCATGGGACAATATGACACCTGAACAGCAGGCAGCTTATGTTGATGCAGCTTATAATTATGGACCCAACAGTCCTTGTTTAAGTGATGCTGTTGCTGCTGCTCAAACAGGCGATGGCAATCAAATGGCTGGCCAACTTGGTGCGCTAAGCAGTAACCCTGCTCGTCGTGCAGATGAAGCTGCTCTTATTAATGGAACATATAATGGAAAAGTAAGCAAAGGTGGTGCTGCTGCTAATTTGCCAGCTAATGCTAAGGGTGCAGCGCCTGGCACGGGAGCAGGTTGTGCTGGCGGTGGTCTAGGTATCTTAGGTGCAATTGCTGGCGCTGGTTTGTTTGGTGGATTAGGTTTAGGATTAAACGGTATTTTAGGTGGTTTAACAAGTGCATTGGGCGCTACAGGAATAACTGGTGCGATGAGCGGAGCATTAGGCTCATTGGGAAATGTTTTAGGTGGTGGTTTGGCTGGTGCATTGGGACAAATTGCAGGTCCGCTTAATCAACTTACTGGCGGCGCTATGCAAGCACTTAGTAGCATTGGCAGTAATATTTTACCAAGTTTAACTGGTGTTTTGCCTAGCAGTCTTACTAATATTGTTGGCGGTTCAGTTAATGGTGCCATCGGCGGTTTAATGGGATCACTTAGTGGTGTATTAGGCAACAGCGGTGTCTCAGGAATTTTACCTAATGCAATACAGCAATTTGCTGGTGGTGGCGGTTTAAATGGCGTCATTAATCGAGTTGCAAACAATATGATCGGTGGTGCTGCATTTGGCGGCGCAAGTGCATTTATGCAAAATATTGGTATTAGCAGTGCGTATGGTGGTATCAGCAACAGTATGATTGGTGCAGTATCAGAAGCTGCTGGTTTGCGTTTTGGTGCCAATGGACCTGGCGCACTTGGTGCTAATTTTGCAAATAATAACGGATTAGTTAGTTTTGGTATGAGTGCGCTAAGCAGCAACATTCCAGCAGCCGCTGCAAATATGAGTAATCTTGGAATTTTTAGCACAGCAAATCCACTGCGACTTCAACAACCTGCAAGCGTAGCAAATCAAATTATTAACGCAGGGTTAGGCAAAGTTACAGGTTTAACTAATAGTATAGTTAATGCAGGATTGCCAGTTGCGGGCATTGATAATCCTGCACATGATACTGCTGTACAAAATATATTGAATAAAGTTACCGATCAAGCAGCTATTGGTGCAGTAAGCGCACAATTTAATATAGGTGTGCCATTAGACAATCTAGGGCAACTAACAGATATAAATCATATGTGTCCTGATCTCGCTGCAACTGGACCAAGCAAAACCTTTACAGACTTAGGTCAGCATATGCTTAGTTTGGGCATAACTCGTTCTAAAACATTCCAAGATGTTGGCACTGCACTATCTAAAACTGATGCTGGCATTGACTTAAATCATTTAAGTCAAATGAGCACTCCAATGTATAGTGGTGCAACAGATAAACTATATCAAACATATGGTTATGGTGGTGGCAGCATCGGTGAATTAACTATGGCTGATTTTGTTGGAACGCCTGCGGGTTATGTTCATAATGACACACTTCCTTATATTATTGATGCTAACAATAAAGTTATGGCAACTGCGGACGGTCAAACATTAAATGCATTAATTGTGCAGTTACAAACTCTATTAAGTGGCGGTTATCATGTGCCAGGCAGTGGTGCAAGTGGTGATCAACCTGCATCTGCTGATAGTATTAATATAAATGGTACTGTTTATACAAGTCTTGATGCTGCAGTTTATGCTATGATTGCTGCAATTGAATCACAACTTACTGTAATCAAAAACAGCACTGATCCTACGATACAAGCAGCATTGCAAGCAAGTGAAGCTGGTCATGCAGCAAGTTGTTCGCAAATACTTAAAGAAAATCATCATATTAGCAATTGGGGCATTGATCTTTTTGCTACTGTAAGTAATAGTCCTGTAAATGCTTATGTGTTTGCTGATAGTTTGCCATATCATGGTTTGCAAACAGGTTATGGTCAAATTGGTGATTACCTAGAACGAGTGGCAAGTGATAATATATATGGCGATGCTATCAAGGGAGCCATGCGCATGGGACGCAATGCTGCCGCCCTCGAACCACTTGGCGTTAATGTAGAGAGATTTAGATTGCCACATAGTCAATACTATCGTGATCCTGCTGCATTTTATTTGGATGCATACACTGGAAATGTACCTTATGTTCCACAAAATTTAACAGATCAGATTATTCCACAAACACCTGGCGATACATATGTTGAATTGCGCAATCAAATGCTTATAAACAATGGATATAACCCTGCAGAAATGTTGCCAGCGCAGGCAGATGAAACGTATTATGATTTGCAATGGGCTAACACCTCACCAGAAGTTCGTGAAAATATTGGATTGAATATATTGCAACAAGCAATTAATAGAAATACAATAGTAGTAGGTGATAAAGCTTATATTATAGGTCTTAATGGTGTGCAGAATCAATTTGCAACCATAGATCAACGTGGTTTATCACTGACAAATAATGATATGTTTGTTGCTACTCTCTTTTCAATTATAAACAAAATGTTATATGGTAACATAGGTACAACAAAATACAATACTCCATTCTTTACTGATCAAATGGTATATGGTGTGCTTGAAATGTTAGCACAGATTACGCCAAGTAATATAGATGGTCTTGCCTCAACCTTGTTAGGTAGTGCAGTATTGCCACAATTCATGGATAAGTTACGAACAGCATTCAATTCAATCCTCAATATTACTAATACAGGACTGGATCGTAATATTAATAATTCATGGGGTGCCGCTGGTCCTGACGGTCAGAAATAAAAACTCTTGACATAACCCTTTCCCTATGCTATAAATAATATACTATCGTTGATAGCAATTAATAGGCGGGCAAGACGAGGCTTCGACTGCCTCCTGGTCCACCACAGATACATTGGTTTCCATAGTCGGAACAAATATGGTGTAATAGGTTTTTCCGAACACCCAATGTATCTTTGATGGGCCAGCAAGGGATCGATTGACGTTGAAAGGGTTGAAGTAGATAGTAGGTTGGTTGCTTTATAGACCAAAAAAGTAAATGCAGCGAATGATAACGCTTCATTTGAAATGCGCCTAGCGGCGTAATTCATTGGGTGGGCAACCAGCCTAGAAACAGAAATGGTTGCACTTTTTTATTGAGGGCGATGAAAAAATTTATAATCTCTTTGGCGCTGCTCTTAACAGTGAGTTGTCCTGTTATAGCCAAAGACCCTAAACCCCAAAAATCTATTGTTGTGGAAAATCCCAGTGAGTGTGTCGCACAAGCCATGTATAACGAGGCTCGTGGCGAAGGCTATGAAGGACAAATTGCTATTGCTTGGGTAGTTCGTAATAGACTGCAAAGTGGTAAGTTTCCTAATTCACCATGTAAAATTGTTTATGAAAGACATGGACTTGATTGCCAATTTACTTTTATTTGTTTTCCTTTTAAACCAATAGATTCTGTCAGTGACCGTAATGATTTTTACAGCATTGCAATGATGGTTCTGTATTCAACTTACATGATTGATCCAACCGATGGTGCGCTATACTTTAATAATAAACCTTTTAAGAATAAACACTTTAAGTTTATTAAAAAGATAGGACACCACTGGTTTTACACAGATAAAGAT